ATTCGATGTGCTCATGCTTGATTTTCATGAATCATTTGCCTCTTGATGTTTCAGGTATGATCAAATGAGGATTTGTTACTGTCATTTAGTTGCTTCACTGACATATTCTGCGAACAACATGCCGAACGTCGTAAATATGACCAGTCAATATCAGGACGAAGTTCTTCGCACAGCACCTCACCTCTTGTTGCACGTTCAATTGCTGGACATCTCTCGGCAGGCAATTGACGTACCCCTTTGATCCATTGATTTACGCTTGGAGGTGATACACCTAAAAGCCTAGCCATTGCTGTTTGCCCACCGACAACAGCACAAGCTTGCTTGAATGAATAGTTCTCTTTTTTCATCGAATGAACTCCAAAAACACACAGAGATATTAGGCGACGCCTAATACAAATGTCAATAGGCTATGCCTAATACAATGAGAGTAGGGATTGCCTAATGCAATGAGCATAGGAGAATATTAAGCAATGCTTAGTGGTAAAGACTTAGGCCGAGCGATAGAGCAGGCCATTAACAAAAAAATCGCATCGGGATCCGTCAAATCAAAGGCGGAGGTCGCACGCCACTTCAAAGTCCAACCACCATCAATCTATGACTGGATTAAGAAAGGCTCCATAAGTAAAGATAAACTTCCAGAATTATGGCGTTTCTTTGCTGATGTTGTTGGTCCAGAGCATTGGGGGCTTAACGAATACCCCATACCAACCCCCACCAATCCAGATACAAAAAGTGAACTTTTAGATATAAACAACCTTTATCAAGCAGCCTCTGATGAAATAAGAGCGATTGTAGCTTTCCTGTTATCTGGAAATGCTACAGAACCAGATTGGGTTGACCACGATGTTCGCGCCTACATAGCAGCGATGGAAATGAAAGTGGGTAAGTATCTGAAAGCTCTAGAATCTGAACGGAAAAGCCAGAACATCACAAAAACTGGAACTTAAACTTATATGGTCTGACGGAAAACTCCTGGATTCCGTTATTTAACCCCCCCATCACTTTCTCCAGTCGCCATCACCTATTAGGTTACGCTTAAAACATTAGGCATAGCCTATTGACAATCAATTAGGCATTACCTATAGTTCCAGCATACCACCCACCCCGCCCCACAGAACGCCAGGCAATACTTCGAGTTACCAGGCAGTGGTCAGGGGTTAAGTAGCCAGCCCGAGGCGTATGAACATGACGGCGGGATTCAAATTTTGCAGTGCAGCAGTTAGTTCCGCCACCCGGCGTTAAGGGGAGAGATAAGATGGTGCATTACGAAGTAGTTCAGTATTTGATGGATTGTTGCGGTATCACTTACAGCCAGGCTGTGCAGGCTTTACGTAGCAACGACTGGGATCTCTGGCAAGCAGAAGCCTCTATCCGCAACAACAAGATGTGAGGTGCGAAAAATGCAAAAAATCGACCTCGGCAATAACGAATCCATGGTGTGCGGCGTGTTCCCTAACCAAGATGGAACGTTCACTGCTATGACGTATACCAAAAGCAAAACATTTAAAACAGAAACAGGCGCACGTCGCTGGCTTGCCAGAAATACTTGCTAATCCATTATTTGGATTAATTCAATATTCTCGCTGTAGGGGTATAGCAGAAACCACCAAAGCCCGGAGGTGGTGAAATAAAACCGGGCACAACACGAAGGCGCATTTCCGATATCCATAAAGAGTCGGTCTTGTCTGTTAAATTTAAATGGTGGGAGTGCGCCTCCGGTTGTGGATAACAACACTGCTATGTGTAGTCTTGGCGGCATCAGTTTTTTCTTGAAGTTCGACTGATGCCCGCCCTTTTTAAAGTGAATTTTGTGATGCGGTGAATGCGGCTAAGCGCACGCGGCACAGTTAAAAGTCATGTTAGTCCTTATTGGTTTGGGTGGGAAAGCCGACTGTAATTGTTAACTGGTTGCAGTCACCTGGAGGCACCAGGCACCGCATCAACAAAGTTCATTTGTAAAAATGGAGATAATTATGATTGCACATCACTTCGGAACTGATGAAATACCACGTCAGTGTGTGACTCCTGGTGACTATGTTCTTCATGAAGGCCGGACATATATTGCCTCGGCAAACAATATTAAAAAGCGAAAACTTTATATTCGTAACCTGACCACAAAAACATGCATTACTGACTGCATGATTAAAGTCTTCCTCGGTCGTAATGGTTTACCTGTAAAGGCGGAGTCATGGTGATGACTAAGAAAATAAAATGTGCTTACCACCTTTGCAATAAAGAAATTGAAGAAAGCAAAAGTATCAAAAGACCACTTCATTTCATGCGTGGAGTTATCCAAACGACGGAAATGAAAAAATATTGTAGTGAAAGTTGTGCCGAAAAAGACCAGATGGCACACGAACTTTAATTAACTGACTATGCGAAACTGAATTTATGCCAGCAATGGCAGGGATTCGCTCAACCTTAATTAAGGAGAAAAACATGATTACCAGTTATGAAGCCACTGTTGTAACTACTGATGACATTGTTCACGAGGTTAATCTGGAAGGAAAGCGTATTGGCTACGTGATTAAAACAGAAAATAAAGAAACCCCATTCACTGTGGTTGATATCGACGGTCCATCAGGCAACGTTAAAACACTTCACGAAGGTGTCAAAAAAATGTGCCTGGTGCATACCGGAAAGAATCTGCCCGCAGAAAAAAAAGCCGAATTTCTGGCAACTCTAATTGCAATGAAATTAAAAGGTGAAATCTGAAAGAAATAGCCTGCGTATGGCGCAGGCTATGAACAGTGTGTATCCGGCAAGATCATTCACTGAACAAAACGAATTTTAATCTGAGTTGAGGTTAAAAAACAATGAGCACAAAACCACTCTTCCTGTTACGGAAAGCGAAAAAATCATCCGGTGAACCTGACGTCGTCCTGTGGGCAAGCGACGATTTTGAATCGACCTGTGCCACTCTGGACTACCTGATCGTTAAGTCAGGTAAAAAACTGAGCAACTATTTTAAAGCTGTTGCCACAAATTTTCCTGTCGTTAATGACCTTCCCCCTGAAGGTGAGATCGATTTTACCTGGAGTGAACGCTATCAACTCAGCAAAGACTCCATGACATGGGAACTAAAACCGGGAGCAGCGCCAGACGACGTTCACCACCAGGATAATGCTCAAGAAACCAACGAACTGGCGGGAGGCCAGGAAGAAAACGCGCAGGCAGACGCCCACGAGGATTGCCAGGATTGCGAAGTCTCTGTAGCCACTTTGCGGTTCACACAGCGTCTTCTGCACATTTTTACGTATGCGGCCGGGGATCGGAAATACCTGCATCATGCCACCCGAGAACAACGCGAACACATTACTGCTCTTGAGATGGATCAGGAAAACAGCTATGTCCAGAATCTGCTGTTGGCCATACGCGGCATGGCAGAACCGACAACTCTGGATAATGCCGCCCTGCTCCGCCTGACTGATGCAATTAAGGCAGTTTTCTCTATCACTAAAAAACATCAGCCCTATGAATTTAAGAATTTCATTTCAGCCTGGCTGGATACCGAACACATTGATCGCGGTCTTCTGACAAAAGAATGGCGAAAAGGGAATCGTGTTTCACGCATCACTCGCACGGCTTCCGGTGCTAATGCTGGCGGCGGGAACCTCACAGATCGCGGCGAAGGTTTCGTCCACGATCTGACGTCACTGGCGCGCGATATAGCCACTGGCGTACTGGCCCGTTCAATGGACGTGGACATCTATAACCTTCATCCGGCACACGCTAAACGCATTGAGGAAATTATCGCTGAAAATAAACCGCCCTTTTCTGTTTTCCGCGACAAATTCATCACCATGCCTGGCGGGCTGGATTATTCCCGCGCCATCGTGGTTGCGTCCGTGAAAGAAGCACCAATTGGGATCGAGGTCATCCCCGCTCACGTCACTGCATATCTGAACAAAGTACTGACTGAAACCGATCATGCCAACCCTGATCCGGAAATCGTGGATATTGCCTGCGGTCGCTCCTCTGCCCCGATGCCGCAGCGAGTAACAGAAGAAGGAAAACAGGATGATGAAGAAAAACTGCAACCATCTGGAACAACGGCAGATGAACAGGGAGAGGCTGAAACAATGGAACCGGACGCAACTAAACATCATCAGGACACGCAGCCGCTGGATGCTCAGTCACAGGTAAATTCTGTTGATGCGAAATATCAGGAACTGCGGGCAGAACTCCATGAAGCTCGGAAAAACATTCCATCAAAAAATCCTGTCGATGCCGATAAATTGCTTGCTGCATCACGTGGTGAATTTGTTGACGGAATTAGCGACCCGAACGATCCGAAATGGGTTAAGGGGATCCAGACTCGCGATTCTGTGTACCAGAACCAGCCAGAAACGGAAAAAACCAGCCCGGATATGAAACAACCTGAGCCAGTAGTGCAACAGGAACCGGAAATAGCCTGCAATGCCTGCGGCCAGACTGGCGGGGATAACTGCCCTGACTGTGGTGCGGTGATGGGCGACGCAACAAACCAGGAAACATTCGATGAAGAGAATCAGGTTGAAGCTAAGGAAAATGATCCGGAGGAAATGGAAGGCGCTGAACATCCGCACAATGAGAATGCTGGCAGCGATCCGCATCGCGATTGCAGTGATGAAACTGGCGAAGTCGCAGATCCCGTAATCGTAGAAGACATAGAGCCAGGTATTTATTACGGAATTTCGAATGAGAATTACCACGCAGGTCCCGGTGTCAGTAAGTCTCAGCTCGATGACATTGCTGATACTCCGGCACTGTATTTGTGGCGTAAAAATGCCCCCGTGGACACCACAAAGACAAAAACGCTCGATTTAGGAACCGCTTTCCACTGCCGGGTACTTGAACCGGAAGAATTCAGTAACCGCTTTATCGTAGCACCTGAATTTAACCGCCGTACAAACGCCGGAAAAGAAGAAGAGAAAGCGTTTCTGATGGAATGCGCAAGCACAGGAAAAATGGTTATCACTGCGGAAGAAGGCCGGAAAATTGAACTGATGTATCAAAGCGTTATGGCTTTGCCGCTGGGGCAATGGCTTGTTGAAAGCGCCGGACACGCTGAATCATCAATTTACTGGGAAGATCCTGAAACAGGAATTTTGTGTCGGTGCCGTCCGGACAAAATTATCCCTGAATTTCACTGGATCATGGACGTGAAAACTACGGCGGATATTCAACGATTCAAAACCGCTTATTACGACTACCGCTATCACGTTCAGGATGCATTCTACAGTGACGGTTATGAAGCACAGTTTGGAGTGCAGCCAACTTTCGTTTTTCTGGTTGCCAGCACAACTATTGAATGCGGACGTTATCCGGTTGAAATTTTCATGATGGGCGAAGAAGCAAAACTAGCAGGTCAGCTGGAATATCACCGCAATCTGCGAACCCTGGCTGACTGCCTCAATACCGATGAATGGCCAGCTATTAAGACGTTATCACTGCCCCGCTGGGCTAAGGAATATGCAAATGACTAAGCAACCACCAATCGCAAAAGCCGATCTGCAAAAAACTCAGGAAAACCGTGCACCAGCAGCAATTAAAAATAACGACGTGATTAGTTTTATTAACCAGCCATCAATGAAAGAGCAACTGGCAGCAGCTCTTCCACGCCATATGACGGCTGAACGTATGATCCGTATCGCCACCACAGAAATTCGTAAAGTTCCGGCGTTAGGAAACTGTGACACTATGAGTTTTGTCAGTGCAATCGTACAGTGTTCACAGCTCGGACTTGAGCCAGGTAGCGCCCTCGGTCATGCATATTTACTGCCTTTTGGTAATAAAAACGAAAAGAGCGGTAAAAAAAACGTTCAGCTAATCATTGGCTATCGCGGCATGATTGATCTGGCTCGCCGTTCAGGTCAAATCGCCAGCCTGTCAGCCCGTGTTGTCCGTGAAGGTGACGAATTTAATTTCGAATTTGGCCTTGATGAAAAGTTAATACACCGCCCAGGAGAAAACGAAGATGCCCCGGTTACCCACGTCTATGCTGTCGCAAGACTGAAAGACGGAGGTACTCAGTTTGAAGTTATGACGCGCAGACAGATTGAGCTGGTGCGCAGCCAGAGTAAAGCTGGTAATAACGGGCCGTGGGTAACTCACTGGGAAGAAATGGCAAAGAAAACAGCTATTCGTCGCCTGTTCAAATATCTGCCCGTATCAATTGAGATCCAGCGTGCAGTATCAATGGATGAAAAGGAACCACTGACAATCGATCCTGCAGATTCCTCTGTATTAACCGGGGAATACAGTGTAATCGATAATTCAGAGGAATAATTCAGTCTGGCGGTGTAATGCACCGCCAACTTGAAATATTTTTTATGAGAAAAATTATGAGATATGACAATGTTAAACCATGTCCATTTTGTGGTTGTCCATCAGTAACGGTGAAAGCCATTTCAGGATATTACCGAGCGAAGTGTAACGGATGCGAATCCCGAACCGGTTATGGTGGAAGTGAAAAAGAAGCACTCGAAAGATGGAATAAACGAACCACTGGAAATAATAATGGAGGTGTTCATGTA